CATTGCCCTGCAGGCCGATCTGATTGGCGGCGTTGGAGCCATAAACATTCGACAAGCCCGGCGCGAGATTTGCCCCGGCCTCGGTCAAGCCGACATTGGCTCCGGTGTTCAGCTGATTGGTCGATACATCCGGCGACACCAGCCCCTGCAGGTTCGACAACCAGTTGTTGTACTGCTGATTTTGCGAATTCTGCGCCAGCGTCAGCGCGTCGATATCGGAATTGCCGCTGTCGCCCATGCCCGCCAGCGAGCGCCGCCGATTGATTGCGTCCAGTCCGCTGGTGATGCCCTGCTGATAACCCGGCGACGTCGTGAACGATGTCTGCGCGCGCTGTTGCGCTTCGGGACCGTTGACGCCGAGTGCGTCCATATAGAGAGAGACACCGGGATCGTACTTGTTGGTCGCGGTGCCGTACTTGTTGGCGAGATCGCTTAGCGAACCGATGGCTCCGGTGAACGGCGCAACCTGTTGCGGCAGCGCCGTGTTGAGCACGTCGGTGCCAGTGGTCTGATACTTGTTGAGCAGTGCGGCATTCTGTGCTGCCGCATCTTTTTCAGCGCCGCCGCCGAACAGTGTGTCAAGGAAGCTTGCCATCACAGAACCTCAAAACTGCCGGATAGCGTGAAGGCGACGCCGTTCACGAGCGGCGACGAGTTGTCGTAGTAGAGGACGAGAAAAGCTGTTGAGCCGGACGCGAGCGTTTGCAGCATCTTGCCGGTGAGCGCCGTTTCACGACCAACCAGCATGACGTTGTTGAGCGGCCCGGTGTTGGTGTTGGGCGGCAGCGTAACCACCGGAAATCCGGTGCCGCTGCCGATGTTGGTGATGGTGATTGCGTATCGAACATCGACCGTCTTGCCGACGCGCCGATAGCGGCCCTGCGCAGTGTAGCCAGCGCCGAGCGTGCCGCCGCTTGCCGTCACGACCGGCGTGAACACTGTCCACGAGCGGGTCAACGAATTCCACAATTCAAGCAGGAACGTGTACCAGGGCGGCGTCGGCAGTCGCGCGCCATCAACGAACGCTTCGGTCTGACCCGGTATCTGCGCCATTACCGCAGCTGATCAAACTGCATGTCCGCGCCCATGAAGGCGAACGGCACGTTTGAGCTTTGATCGAAGCGCCAGCGCACGCCCTGGCCCGTCGCCTGCCCCCAAATCGATGAGCGCGCGTGCATGCCGCCGTTGGCCTGCCGCCCGACCTTGACGCGGCGTGCGTTCGACCACGTGACCCCGGCGTCACGCGACATCGAAATCTCGACATCAGGATCGGTTTGCGTCGGATCGCTGCCAGTCGCGATGCCGACACCCTTGGTGCAGTACAGTTCAATCTGGTTGACACGCAACTTGGCCGGGAACGCGCCCTGCGGCCCGGTTTCGATCCGCATCCGCAGCGGATTGCCCGTCTCGTCCTGCGCCGTCGGATCAAGCCGCAACAGGTTGCCACTCTCGACATCGCCGCACAGCCACATGCCGAACGCATTGACCGGCAGCGCACCGCGCCAGTATTGCTGCAGGTAGCTGCGCCGGATGTGCCACGAGCCGAGATCGGTTTCGTACTCCCAGCACCAGGTGGTACCCTTGATCGCGACGAAACCGTGACCGTTGACGATGTAGCAATTGACGGTGATCGCCTGTTGATTGGGATCGCTTTCGATCATCCGGTTGACCTCGTCGGACGACACCAGCGTCGGCGTGTAGCCGCTCAGCGTGTAAACCCGAAAATCGTCGGACACGAAATAAAGACCGCGCCCAAAGCTGTCCTGCCAGCCGCTGATCGCATTCGGCCCGATCACGCCGCGATTGATGGTCGCGACATAGTTGAATGGAAAACCGGTGTCGTTCGAGCCGCCCCACACTTCCATCGAATTCGAACCGCACAACAACAGCTGACCGTTGCCGAGCGGCACCGGACAATACAGCGTATCCGGCTTGCTCTCGGCGTTGGCGAACGCCAGCGTGTTGATAGTTGTGGTGTTGACGTTGGTGGCCTTGCTCTGAGCGTTGCCGTAGGTGAAGAAAAACAAGCCCTTCAAGAACACCACGGCGTTCGGCTGACCGACATTGCTGTCGGGATAGGCTTGCACCGCGCTCGCGCCCGCGTTGATGATCGCCGCGCCATCGCCCGGCGACACGATCACGATGTTCGGGTTCGCCGCGTTGTCGCGCGCCATGAACAACGGCGCAGTGGTACCCGGCGTCGTGCCCGACAGCGTCGTCACCACGCCTGCCGACGTGACCGCATAGACCTTGTTGTTGACGGCGACATACAGCGTGTTGCCGACCAGCAAACCGCCACGAAACGGCGTCACGCCCGCGACCGCCGTGAATTGCTTCAGCCCCGGCACGCGCGGATAGGCGTACGGCTTGCCCGCAGTCGGCGGCAATTTTTCGGCGTAGCAATTGACCAGGTTGCCGCCAGCGGCTTGCGGATGTCGGCCTGTCGCGGCGAGGATCGGGAACGGCACATCAACCAAGGTTCATGCTCCATACGCAATTTTTGCCGGTAAGCAAGGATTGCCGTTACCCGATTTCTTCAAGCGACGGTGTAAACCAGTCGTCGGGACGCAGGCAGCGTGCGCTCTCGCGAGCTTTCAGTAATATCGCGTTCGCAGTGTCTCGTAAGTCGTGGTGCCCGCCGCGAGGTAGCGCAGGCGATCTTCGTGCGCCGTAACCTGCACAAGATCGAGCGGCACGTTGGAGAACTCTGCCGCCGCGTGAACGGCGAGAAGCCGCGCGATTGTGTTGAAGAACCGCGCGGGGATTTCGTCGCGGTCTGCGATGAACACGATGCTGGAAATTTCTTCCAGCACGTTGTCAATGCAGCCGTCGATGGTGTCGTACTCCGGTTGACCGAGCGCCTCGCCAGCAATCAGCTTGCCAAGGATCGCCGCCGCCTTGTTGACGAGATCGGCTGATGTGCTGGTTTCGGACATGACGGCCTACCGGCGCTTCTTGTCGTCGTCGTGCTGCGACTGATGCTGCGGCGCTTGGTGCTGCGGCGGTGGTTGATGCGAACCGCCAGCCTGGGCCTGAGCCGAACCGGCCCTTGTATCAACCACTTCAAACAGGTGGTTGCCTTTCACTAAATCAAAGGCATTGTCGGGAATTTCGGTCACGACGCCATCGAGAAACGTGATGCCTTGCCACTCGACGACTTTGCTCTCGCCTTCCGGCGCTTTGTATGTTGCTGTACACATTGATCACCTACCTCAACATGAAGCCGAACAGATACGGCGTGACATTGCCCGCCTGCCAACCCGCCGCCGCCACCGTCGCCTTCATGATGACTTCGGTGTCGGCGAGGAATTCATAGAACAGGCCGGTGGGATTGAGCGTTGCGGTGCCACCCGCCTGACCGGTGTTGGCTGCGACCATGAAGCGATCCGGCACCGCCATGTCGCCAATCGACAACATCAGCGCCGCACCAGTGTCGAGTTTGCTGATCACGAACTTGCCGTCCGTGACCACGAACCCTTTGGGCACCACGAGAAGTCCGGTGGTCTTGTTCAACGCAATATCACCGGCAATGATTGCGAGGGGCTTGCCGCCGAACACTTTTGCGGTGTTGGCAAAGCCTTCGGGTCCAATTTGCGGCTGTGACCATGCCGAACGATCAGCCATCGCTTGATCCTTGTGTTTGAGAAACGAAAAAAGGCCCGGCGATCAAGCCGGGCCTTCAACGATCATGGATTTGGTGCAGCGGCGACGAAGCCCGTCACCATGCCCCAGTCGACCAGCTGGCCGACCGTCGCGCTTGACCCTGCGGCGAGCGGTGCTTTGGCGATCTTGGCCGTGCCGTACTGCGCCTCGATACCCAGGCCGGTGATGAAGTCGTAATCACCGTCCTCAAGTTGCGTCGGACGTGGTGCCTGGCCGAATGCGTAGGCCATTGCGCCCTGACCGCACAGGAACACCGGTTCGACGTCGACACCGCCAGCACCGATGCCCTTGAGCAACAGCCGCTGCGTGATCTCCGGGATTTCGAGATAATAGATACCATCGTAATCCAGACCGCCGCCCGAGAAGATCGGATGCGTCGGTCCCGAGCCTTTCGACGGCGGATTGCTCTGCCGCACGCGTGCATCGCGATTGGCTTGCGCCATCACCGGATCGGACTTGAGATCGCGCATGGTCCGCGAACCGCAGAACGCCACGTACCATTCCTGGTCAGTGTCCTCTAACTGCCACGGATTGATCTTCGGTCGCCCGTTGTAGACACCAGGGTTCGACGGATCGACACCCGACTGCATCGCTTGCGCCTTCATCAGCGAGCCGATACCCGTCGCCATCTTGTCTCGCGGTGCTTGAACATTGGCAATCGACGCCGCGAAGGTCGATGTGTAGTTCGCCATCAGCGAGCCGTACACGATGCGGTCGTAGTTGGACTGGTTCCAGCTGTCTTTCTGGCCAGATGAAGCTTGCGACCACTTGATGCCGTTGACGCGATTACCAGGATTGCCGAGCCGTCCGGTCTGGATGGCCGACGTCGGGATCGATGACAACGCGTCGACAAGATCGTCGCGCACGATGCGACGCGACCAGCCACGCAGCAATTGCCGCGCAGTGGAGCGCACCGAGAACGAACTCTCCTTGTTGGCGGCGCGGTTGTTGGCGATACCGTTGCGCGCCCAATCGGCCCACACCGGCATGCCGTAGCTGTCGATCTGTTCTTCAGCGCCGCGCAGCGTGCCCGAACCAACACCTGGGCCGGACAATTGCGTGACCAGCGGCACACGGATTTCCTTGCCGTCTGCCGCGAGATCGTTCAGGCGAACGATGGGATAAGTCGAATTCTCTCCCATGAACGGGTCGAACCGCGACGCGCGCAGGAAGTCGTAAAACACATCGCGCCGGAATTTGATCAGTTCATTATTTGGATGATTAACAGTAAGGGCCATCGGCCAACTCCCCGAACAGGGGCGGCACGGCGGCTATAGGGAAGATCCTATTTTTCAGCCGCGCTTGTGCCGCGTCGTCTCGGCAAAGAGTTGTTCGTCGCTGACGTTGTCCTGAGCCTGATCGGGATCGGGAGCG